GGCAGGAATGAAGCAAATTGGAAAGCACCATACCTTGCTCCTTCTATGTCAGTTGAATTGTTGTAGTCATTAATAAAACCAGCCCCGCTTCCAGACGTCTCAACCTGCTCTGTTGTTTTGCCTAAGTACCAACCCTCTACAGCTGGTACACCAGACTTGATTGGATTACCAGCTGAATCTCTAACTACGCTACCAAATGAATCTTTTAAATTGCCATCATTTTTATTTGATGTCTCTTCTTTTTCGTCTGCTGGATTAAATGTAAGCTGAGCAGTCTTTGTACCAATGGTTCCCAAGAATGCTGGCTGCTGCATGTCTTCGCCATCTAGGAAAAACCCCATTACCCACGTACCAGTCAATGGTCCAATTGGTGTAATACCAATTCCTGAGCTTGCTGCGGACGTGATTGGATGAATTGGAATAGCCCATGGCAAGTCTTCTGTTGGAAGCAACACTTTGCTATCAGTGTGATAGCCATAGATTCTTATTTTTACTCTTCCAAGTTTTTCGGGATCGTTTCTGTCCTCTACAACACCAATCCACCAATTAAATCCATCTTTGTTAAATATTCTTTGCATTATAAATCAGCCTTTAAAGAATCTTTTACAACTTCAACAATCATAACATGCTCAAGACTAGTTAGTCTATGATGTATGGCTGTAATTAGATAGTAACCAGAATAGCTTCTATCAATGTGTTCTTTGTTCTTATCGCTCTCAACAGCAGGACCTAAAGCAGGAAACTTTATATAAAGTATGTTGCCTACTTCTATATCAGATCGTCCTGGAATGGTGATGTTAAGTTTTATATTAGTTAGATCCAATAAGGTGGACTTTCTGTTTCCATAAATCTCACCCATTTTCTCGTTAATGTTACCTGGAAAGTCATTAAACAGTTTTGGATTAACCGGGTAGTAAGATATGCTACTAGATGGATTTCTTGGACTCTCTGGAACAAACACTGGTACTGCTTTATCGCCTTTGCCTGAAGTGTGATAGATGTTTTTATAATCATCAACATAATCATAATCAAAAAACTCGTAATTTTTGTTGTATACATCTAATGTAATTAATCTGTTTGCCAAATATCCGTTGGTATAATTTTTTATGTGATCAGTTGTTTGTACCATTTCAATTTCTGTAATGGTAAACATTTCTTTAGCAATGTCTCTCTGCTTATTGTTTTTATTGTTGTTTGGAGAATATGAATACACTCCAACAATATTTTTATTTTCAATTGCATCCTTAAAAAGATATTCTATAGATCCAAAATAAAATGTTTTGTTAGACTCCCAAAACAAAAAGTTTTTAGCTAATCCTTCTTTTGGTATTGATTTAGAAGCCAGCCAATTTATACACTTAAAAGGAGACCATCCAGGTGATACAAACTTAACACTGTTAGCTACGTCGTTTGTAATAGTTAGTGGTGTGTTTGATGTTGATAGATTAGAAGTCCCATCATCATTAATTAAAAAGTTTCTACTCTCGGCAACAAAATCAAAAAACAATTCTTGAACCACATCAGTTATTTTTCCTGTAAAACTTCTATACAATGGAAGAAGTGTGTCGTAAAACAATTCAATAGATGCAAAATGAAGAACAAAAAGTTGTGTGCTATTGTCCTTTACAATTTGTCTGTTACTCAAGCGAAACACCCTGAAAGTTTTTTTAATTTTAAATGAATCAAATCCTGGCGTGAAAAATGTTAAGTTTAAAAATTCCTCTCCTAAAATTGGAAGAGAATCAATTATGTTCCTACTATCAGATAAAAGTATGTCTCCGTAAAGATGTGATGAAAATACATCTTCATATAAATTGCATTCAACTAAAAACTCATTTAAGTCTATAATAGTATTGGTAGTAGAAATAAGTCTTATTTCTTCTATGTTTACCGAACCAGCTTTTTGAAGTGAAGGTTGTAAATCAGCCATCTACAAGAGCCATTTTAGATTCAAATTCACGAATTACAGTTTGAACAAACTGAGGCTTAAGAAGTTTTATCCTTCTTCTTTTTTCGTTCTCTCTATCTTCATAAACAAAGTTTGTTACAGGTGTTCCACTATTAACTGTTGTAGATGTTACATTTGCAGTTACTGAAGTGTTAGATGCCAAAGCAATTTGATCACCAGTTCTAAATCCACCTTTTGTTGTAGTAACTACAATTGATGAAGCAGATGGTTTAGAGGTAATAAAACCAATGCCATCTTGTGTAAGGTTAACAATAGCATTACCAGCATTGATACCGCTAAACGAAGCTGCAACTAATGTAACATTACCATTTACTTCGCTTAGGTTTGAATTTTCATAGTGATGAATACCATTTATACTTGCATACTTACCTTCAACATATTTTTTAAGATTGTTAGTTGTCTGTGGCCAGTCAAATCTTGGATCTAAGATAGTATTAAAATGAAGTATAATCCAATGCAGCTCTGAGTCTCCATAAAGCTGAAAAGCTAGTATTTCAGGTGTGTCAGAATCTTTTACATCATACTCATCATAAACACCAAACTTACTTTGTAATTCTTCTGTGACTATTACACGAGTAAGAATATTAGTAACAACTTGTACTGTAGCAATGTTGTCTAGTGAGTAAAACGTTTTGGGTATGTGTCTAAAATACATTTTAATAACCGTCTCTAATTTGTTTCTTGGTAAGAATTTCAGTCTCTCTAAATGTAAGAGTCATGTTAATTTCTGTTGGCTTGCCATCCCAAAAGGTAGAAAACTGTTCTCCACCATAAGAAACGTCCATAGATTCAAGCACACATGGTTTAATTTTATGAAAGTAAATGTTTTCCTTTGAAACAAAATAATATGCTATCTCAAACTCTGAAGGATAGATAAAAAATAATTTGTTGGAACTCAGATCAGGGTGCATGTGAAATTTAAATAATTTAATTATATCATTTACACTTCTAGCTTCATCTTCGCTTTTTGGAAAAAATCTGTATTTAAAATTAAATGCTCTAAAGTCGATTGCTTCAAACAAAACTTCTTTAAATGGATTCAAAGCAATTTTTCCAGCAGCACCAACCACATCTGGTATGTTTACTCCCAATGCTGCCGGCAACTCAGCAAACTTCATTGCTAGTGCACCACCAGATTCTCCTACTGAAGATACACTTGAAATTCCTCCTGCAGCCAATCCAGCTATTGTTCCTAAATCTTTGTTGCTATATTGTGCTGCGTACCTTACAGTGGGTGGTCCATCAACATACAAAGCAATAGCATCGCTAATTCTAAAAGAAGTGTCTGGTTTTAAAAGATCATTAAAAATTACAAAAGCAGCTCCTGTGGCTCCAGCCACTACTTTACCAGCAGTAGAAACCCTTGTGTCGGCTCCTCCAGCAACTTGTTTTCTGTTGAACAATTTTTCAAATACTTTTACCGCTGCTACTCCACCAACTGCTCCTGCCACTGCTCCTACGTTTGTAGCTGCACTTCCAAGCTGTTCAGTTGTAAAGTTAGCTGAGTCGGCAGCCCTTGTTACTTCACTTAAATTTCTTTCTTTATCTAATCGTCCTCCCCTGCTCAATGTGTCACCAGCAAGAGATTTACCTCTAATATTAATAGTAAATTGAACCCAATGCTTTAGGTCTTCAGCTCCAAGGTCGCTAGGATATTGATAAGTGTCAATATCAAAATTGTTGAGTTCTGTGCTGTTGTTTATGTTTTGATTGATTCCACTTGGACTTGCAAGTGGAGCTCTTTCGGATATTTTAGAAGCCATCGTTCTGCCAATAAATAGTTATTATTACATTATTTATCGCGACATGTATAGAGAAACTTATAAAGGAAGATATAGAGTAGAGAATCCTAAGAAATATAGAGGCGATTTACAAGAAATCGTCTATAGAAGTTCTTGGGAGCTTAAGTTTATGAGGTGGTGCGATACAAACCCTAATATCATCGAGTGGGGGTCAGAGACCGTAGTTATACCGTATAGATCGCCAGTTGATAATAAGATCCACAGATACTTTGTAGATTTTTACATTAAGGTACAAGAAAAAGACGGATTAGTAAAAAAATACTTGATTGAAATTAAACCTGAAAAGTTTACTAAGCCACCAGTAATACCTGAGAAAAAAACTAAAAGATTTATAGAAGAAGTGTTTACTTACGGTGTCAATCAAAGTAAATGGAAGCAAGCAAACCAGTTTTGCGAAGATAGAGGAATGAAGTTTTTAGTACTAACCGAAAAAGATCTTGGAATAAATGTCG